TTCGAGTTCGACCAATACCAACTATGTTCAGATCCTTTTCTCAAGAAAGTATTGAAGAGAGACTGTGACATTCAAATCAATACTGACGACTATGACTGGGTTATTCTAGTAGGTAGCGACGCACTTAAATACTTCACACCAATTAACTCTATTACAGAGTATTCAGGAAAGAAGGTAGAAGAGAAGTTCCTCCCTATTATTAACCCAGCCATGCTCGCATTCAAACCAGAGGCACAACGCACCTGGGACGACTCGAAGCAGAGTATTCTAGACTATATCACTGATAACAAGCAGGATACCGTTATTACAACGCATAATGCTTGGGGTATTCAGGATACAGCAGAGGCTAATGCTTTCTTTCAGGCGGCTATTGACGCTCCTTTGCCTTACATCGCACTTGACTCGGAAACTACGGGGTTATATCCTCGTGACGGGTATATGCTCGGCTTGTCTCTTTCTTATGAACAAGATCGAGGGGCTTACGTAGATACAGAGTGCTTTGACGAAGAGTCTGAGCGACTGCTACAGGAACTGTTCGATAAGAAAACAGTAGTATTTCATAACGCTAAGTTCGATATGGCGTTCTTCGAGTACCACTTTAACTTTCGATTTCCTCAGTTTGAAGACACAATGCTACTGCACTACCTGATTGATGAAAATCCAGGTACACACGGATTGAAGCAGCTAGCAATGAAGTATACAATTTATGGAGACTATGAGAAGCCAATGTACGACTGGATTGACCAGTATCGTAAAGAACGTGGTATCCTCAAAAATGAGTTCAACTGGGGTGATATTCCCTTTGAGATTATGAAGCTCTACGCAGGTATGGATGCTGCTGTGACCTTTTTACTCTACGAGAAGTTTGTAAAGATTAAGCAGAATAAACGCTTGTGTAAAGTCTATGACAATATTCTTATTCCTGGCTGCCGTTTCTTGACAGATATTCAAGACAATGGTGTGCCATTCGATATAAGCCGACTGACTAAATCTCAAGCTCTAATGCAGACTGAGATCGACCAAGCCGTAGCAGATCTATATAAGAACCCTGCTATCTCCAAATTTGAGGAAATCAATGGAAAAGATTTTAATCCTAACAGTACTGTTCAGCTTCGTGCTCTACTTTTTGATTTCCTTGGCCTCACACCTACTGGAAAGAAGACTGGTACAGGAGCAAATTCAACAGACGCGGAAGTCCTTGGTGAGCTTGCAGAGCAGTCCGAAGTGCCTGGGCTCATACTGTCCATCCGCCAAAAGTCTAAGATTAAGAATACTTATTTGGACAAAATCATACCGCAGTTGGATAGGGATAGCAGACTGCGTACTGGGTTCAATCTCCACAGTACAACTTCTGGTCGCCTTAGCTCTAGTGGTAAACTCAATATGCAACAGTTGCCTAGAGATAATCCCATTGTAAAAGGCTGTATTAAAGCAGCACCAGGACACAAGATTGTCGCAATGGATTTGACAACAGCAGAGGTATATGTAGCCGCAGTACTCGCTAAAGATACAGCTTTGATTGAGGTATTTAAGGCGGGAGGCAACTTCCACTCACAGATCGCTAAGAAGGTATTTAAGTTGCCTTGTGAAGCGGATCAAGTGGCAGAATTATACAGCACACAAAGACAGGCAGCGAAGGCTGTAACTTTTGGTATTATGTACGGTGCTGGCCCGAAGAAGATTAGTGAGCAAGTTACAAAAGATTCAGGGAAATACTTTAGCCCTCAGGAAGCTACTGAAGTTATTAACGAGTACTTTGCTGAGTTCCACAAACTAAAAAGCTGGATCGAAGACAACCAGAAGTTCATCAAACAGAATGGCTTCATTTATAGTTACTTCGGTCGCAAAAGGAGATTACCAAATGTCGCCTCTACAGATTCGGGTATCCAAAGTCATAGCATTAGGTCTGGTCTTAACTTTCTGGTGCAGTCTGCTGCTTCTGATATTAACCTCTTAGGTGCTATTGATATGGGTGAGTGGATCAAAGCTAACAAGAAGAAAGCAAGAATCTTCGCCTTAGTACACGATTCGATCCTAGCAGAAGTGCCAGATGAAGAAGTAGACGAGTACATGGTGCAGTTAGCCAAGTTCATTCAAATGGATCGAGGAATCTCTATCCCAGGCGTACCAGTTGGTTGTGACTTCGAGATTATTCACGAAGACTACTCTGGCGGGAAATTCGAGAAGATGTATGGTTCTGACATATAAAGATCTTAATAAAATAGAGTTTCCTGTTTATAAGATAGGATCAGGTGACTGGACTCGTGCAGACGGATTATTGTTCATTGACGATCAGTTAGTAGACGATACAAACCAGGACGGAGAAACTCTTGGTGTGCGCAGAATGCAAACACACTTTAAGGATAAGTATCGCTTGAATAAGGCTATCGGATCTCCTAACGGCATACTTAAACAGAGTAACCCCTATTTTATTGATTCAAAGGGTGTACCTTTTGCTTATCAGAAAACTTTAATGTGTGCATTGAGATATCTAAAAATTGAAGAGGTAGTACCTAAAGGAACCGCCTCTATAATACGTGTGAAGGGTGTGAGAACACCTTTTACCGTACCACGGCCTCCCGCTACAGGTATGGAGTGGGCAGGCGTTTTGCATCTACATGGACTTCCGTGGATGCTTTACGAGTATTCGGACACGAAACTCAAAGATACGAGAAGAAAAGTATAATATGGCTAAAAGACAGAGCAAAACACTAGCAGGAGCTAGTTTGACACTACATGAGATCGAGCCTTTAACACGTAACCAAGTAAAGGCGTTTGAGTCTAAAAAGAATTTGATTCTACATGGTCTAGCGGGTACAGGCAAGACATTTATCTCAAGCTATCTGGCTTATGATGATATGTCCAAGGGTGTGTATGACAAGCTAGTTATTATCCGTAGTGCTGTACCTACCAGAGATATGGGGTTCCTTCCAGGGACGGAGAAAGAAAAGGCTTCAGTTTATGAAGAGCCTTACAAGGACATTGCAAACGAGCTATTTCAACGTGGTGATGCCTATGGAATTATGAAGCAGAAGAATCTAGTAGAATTTATGACAACCTCGTTTATTCGAGGAATTACACTCAGAGATGCGGTTATTATTATTGATGAGTGTCAAAATATGTCATTCCATGAGCTAGACTCAATTATTACTCGTATGGGCGAGAATTGCAGGGTTATCTTCTGCGGAGATTTCCGTCAGGCGGATCTAAAACAGAATGGCATGAAGGATTTTATGCAAATCCTCAAACGCATGGAGCTTTTCGACTTTATTGACTTCCAGGTAGAAGACATAGTACGATCCGACTTCGTTAAATCATATATTATAGCAAAGAATGAACTTGGCCTATGAAAGCAGTAGTTAGTAACAGAATTTACATGGAATGCACTCCTGAACTGCAGAAGCAGATCGACGACGAGCTTACGTATGCGATTCCGACCCACAATCCACTTGATCCTCCCCAGATGATTAAGAATATGGGACTTATCCGCAACGGGTTGATTTCTATGCCCATAGGGCGCATGGATTTGATACCAGAGCACTATGAAATTGTTGATAAACGCTTAGAAAAGCCAGTAGAATTTCCTGAGTTTAAGTTCGACTTACGAGCTAGTCAGAAAGACGTATATGATGAAATCGAAGACAACGCTATAATTAACGCATGGGTCAGTTGGGGCAAGACTTTTACAGGTCTTGCAATAGCCGGTAAGTTGGGTCAAAAAACGCTTATTGTTACCCACACTGTCCCATTGCGTAATCAGTGGGCAAAAGAGGTAGAGAAAGTCTATGGAATTAAGGCAGGGATCATAGGTAGTGGAAAGTTTGAACTTGATGCTCCTATCGTGATTGGCAATACACAGACTTTATACCGAAATATTGATAAGATTCGCAAAGAGTTTGGCACTATCATACTAGATGAAATGCACCATGTTAGTAGCCCGACCTTTTCTAAGATTCTCGACACAAATTATTGTCGATACAAGATAGGTCTATCAGGCACTATCGAGAGAAAAGACGGAAAGCACGTAGTTTTTAGAGATTACTTTGGTAGTAAGTTGTTTCAGCCACCAAAAGAGAACTACATGACACCGACTGTGCATCTAGTACATTCTGAGATACGCTTTATGGATGGAGCTAAGATACCTTGGGCAAACAGAGTCTCTGCGCTATCAAATAATGAGGAATATAGGCATACTATAGCAATGCTTGCAGCTGGATATGCCGCCAGAGGACATAAAGTCCTAGTGGTCAGCGATCGAGTCAGTTTCCTCAAAGCTTGCGCCGAGCTGACTGGTGAGAAAGCCGTTTGTGTTACAGGTGAGGTAGCGCACGAGGACAGAGAGACACTCGTAGACGAAATTCTCTACGGGGACGCTAATGTTCTCTACGGAACGCAAGCAATTTTCTCAGAGGGTATATCTGTTGATACTCTGAGCTGCTTAATACTGGCAACCCCAGTAAACAACGAGCCCCTCCTTACACAGTTAGTAGGTCGGGTAATACGAAAGAAAGAAGGTAAGATTAGTCCAGTTGTTGTAGACATCCACCTTCGAGGCAAGACTGCACAGAGACAAGCCTCGAATAGGGTAGGATTTTACATGAAACAGGATTGGTCGATGAAGTACCTTTAAAAAAATAGTTCTTGACAACATACTTAAAAAGGAGTATAATACGTGTTCTTATTTAGCTGGGAGAAGGTTTTTGACGAGGCAGAGGGTAGCCCGCTTGAATGTTGCCGTATCATGGAAATGCTTATAGAAAAGCAAATACCAAAAAATAAATACGATCCAATATACAAGTACGCGACCAAGTCCTTTAATGGCACGAGTTTCTTACTTCATGCAGATGTCATGGCGCTCAACGCTTATAAGTACAGCCACCGGGACGTGGCAATATATTACGCCCTAGCTTCAATTAGAAGTATGGCGGATTACATAGCAACACAACAAACCACACTAGATCTATACCATGTACCGGTTGATCTAGAACTAATCGAAGAAAACAGCCTACTTCGTATAGGTGATGGCGTAGTCCATTTTCTATATGAGGAAGTCACAACGGAGAATTTACACTAATGGCATTATCATTTAACAAGCAAACTGGCGGCGCACAAAAATCATCCATCTCTACTTTTCAGTACAAAGATGGCGACAATAAAATGCGTATCGTTGGTGACATCTTAGCTCGCTACGTCTACTGGATTGAAGGCGAGAACGGCAAGAACATTCCTTTGGAGTGTCTCTCATTCGATCGCAATGCCGAGCGATTCAATAACAAAGAACAGGATTGGGTTCGTGAATACTTCCCAGACCTGAAGTGTGGCTGGAGCTACGCTGTACAAGTAATCGACCCTACCGATGGTAAGGTTAAAGTAGCAAACCTTAAGAAGAAGCTGTGGGAGCAAGTAATTACTGCTGCAGAAGATCTGGGCGACCCTACTGATCACGCTACTGGCTGGGACGTATGCTTCAAGCGAGTAAAGACTGGCCCACTGCCTTACAATGTTGAGTACCAACTCCAAGCATTGAAGTGCAAGCCACGTGCTCTGACTGAAGACGAGCTAGCATCTATTGCTGATCTCAAGTCTATGGACGATGTTATGCCTCGCCCAACAGCAGACGCACAGAAAGAACTGTTAGACCGCCTACGCAATGCAGGCGCAGAAACCGATGACGAAGCACTGGAAGCTGAGTTCAATATCGGATGATCTTATATACAGCAGATTGGCACATAAAGCTGGGACAGAAGAACGTCCCAGTATCGTGGGCTTTAAACCGCTATAATCTATTCTTTGAGCAAGTGTACGAGCTTGAGAAAGAGTGCAGTATGCACATTATAGGTGGTGATCTGTTTGATAGACTGCCAAACATGGAAGAGTTGGAACTTTACTTCAAGTTTATTCGTGGAGTAAAGATTCCAACTGTTATCTATGATGGAAACCATGAAGCTACTAAGAAGTACAAGACCTTCTTTACACAGTTAAAGCAAGTATCACGGGATATCAACCCTCTGATACACATTGTGGATATTTCTTACGTTGATGAAGACCTAGGTTATGGCATACTGCCTTATACTGATCTTCATCGTAAGGGTAGCATTGAGCAGTTTAACACAAGTCAACCTCTATTTACTCATGTTCGTGGAGAGATACCTCCCCATGTTAAACCAGAAGTAGATTTAGACAGGTTTGAAGACTTTCCTGTAGTATTTTCCGGAGATCTACACTCCCATAGCAACAGTCAACGTAACATTGTATACCCTGGTAGTCCTATGACTACTTCTTTTCATAGAAGCATAGTTAAAACAGGCTACTTGCTTATCAATGAACAGGACTGGAGCTGGATGTGGGAAGAGTTTAGACTACCGCAGTTATTGAGAAAGACAGTATCAAATCAATCTGATATGGTACCAACCGACTACCACCATACAATCTATGAAGTAGAAGGCGATATTCAAGAACTTGCAGGTGTTAAGAACTCAGACCTCCTCGATAAGAAAGTAGTTAAACGAAAATCAGAGGCAAGCCTGATTATAGATAAAGATATGTCGATACAAGAAGAACTAGCAGAGTATTTGGCATATATTTTAGAATTACCAGAAACCTCAATACCAGAGATAATAGGAACATACAATGATTACGCTTCAAAAGTTGAAATGGGATAATTGCTTTAGTTACGGTTCTGGTAACGAGTTAGACTTGGATGATAACACAGTAACACAAATTATTGGTACTAACGGAATGGGCAAGTCGTCTATTCCGTTAATCATCGAAGAAGCTCTGTACAACAAGAATTCTAAAGGAATTAAAAAAGTTGATATTCCAAACAGACATATCAATGAAGGATACAACATATCTCTTACTTTCACTAAAGACGGTTCGACATATGAGATCACCATCAAACGTAAGTCTAGTATCAAAGTAAAACTAGAGAAAGACGGTGAAGACATTAGTAGTCATACGGCTACTAATACATACAAGACTATTCAAGGTATTATTGGAATAGATTTCAAAACATTCTCGCAGTTGGTATATCAAAATACTAACGCGAGCCTGCAGTTTCTTACAGCAACAGACGCTAATCGTAAGAAGTTCTTAATCGACCTTCTTCAGTTAGAGCATTATGTAGAGTTGTTCGAAGTATTTAAAGCCGCTTCGAAAGAAGCAACTTCAAAGAGTACAAACGTTTCAGGTCAGTTAGCGACCGTAGAAAAATGGTTGGAAAATAACAAACTTGAGAGTACCGATGTACTACCCCTGCTAAAAGTAGAAAGTTCGTTGGAAGAACACGAGAAAGATCTCCGTCATTGGACGAATGAACTTGATAAGTGGACTGAAAATTCTGATAAAATTTCTAAGAATAACGGATATAAAAAGCAGCTCGATGCTATAGATATTGACACTCTAAATGCAGACCAAGTAGAGTTTATAGAGTCCGAAGATCTTATGTCGGAGATTGGATCAATTAGAGCAGTCGCTGCGGGTGCGAAGACAACCCTAAATAAACTAGGAAAAGTACACGATGAATGCCCTACCTGTAAGCAACCTATCGACAATTCGGTAGAGAAAGCTATGGTCGAGGTAGAGCAAGAGAAATTTGCGGAAGCAAAGGAGAAATTAGATGAGCTTACAGAACAGCTTAAACAAATTAAAGCAAATAATGGAAGATTTGAAAGTAACAGAAAAGCTATCCGAGATTGGGAAATGCTTTATCAGTCTTATGACAGCTCTATCCCTGCGGATCATGTGGATAGTGCGGAGCTTGAAGCCAGCGTTGGTGACAGCCGTAGAGGAGTACAAGAAGCAAAAGCGCAGGAGTCAAAACTTAGGGCCGAGAACGAGCGTAGAAACAAACTCAACACAAGACTCCAAGTAATCCAAGAACAGACTGACGACTTTAAAGCGCAGAAAGAAAAACATAAAGCAGACCTCGTTGAATTACAAAGTAAAGAAACGACTCTGGACATCTTGAAGAAGGCATTTAGTACAAATGGCTTGCTTGCATACAAGATTGAAAATTTAGTAAAAGAGCTAGAAGAGTTGACAAATACTTATCTAGCCGAACTATCTGATGGTAGGTTTACCCTAGAGTTTGTGGTATCGAACGACAAACTTAATGTACAGATTACAGATGCAGGAAGCATTATTGATATTCTTGCTCTCTCTTCTGGAGAACTTGCC